CAAATGAACGAAGTGATTTTCGAGGAGACGCCGCCCGCGTTCCCCGAGCAACTCGTCGCATTCATTCAGGATTTCAAGGGAGATCTCGCGCAATTGCTTTGCGGAGCGTTCCCCGCATTGTACGGCGGCGACACCCAGTCAAACGACACGATGGGCGGAATCACCATTCAGCGCGACCAGGCGCTCGGACGCATCGGCTTGCCGTGGCGTCGGTTGAAAGAAGCGGTCGCGACGACCATGATGCAAGCGGTTCAGGCGCTTGCAAAGAATCACGATTCGGCGATTTCGGTTACTGGGAAAATTTCGGTGACCGTCGAAATGGCGGATTTGCAGGGCGATATGTACGCGTTCCCTGAGGTCGATGAGAACTTCCCCGAGACGCCGACGCAGCGGCAAAACCGCGTGACGCTGATTTTGCAGGATGCAGCGACGAATCCCATGCTCGGGCAACTGATCGACGACCCGGACAATCTCGAACTCGTCAAAGACGCAGTCGGACTCGACGATTTCGTGATGCCGCAGCTTGAATCGCGCGACAAGCAACTCGGAGAAATCGAAGTGATGATGCGGACTGGGCCGGTGCCGAATCCGGCGATTCAGGCGCTCAAAAACCATATCGCCATGCTCGCGAACAACGCGAAAGTGCTCGCACAGTCGAATCCGCAACAGGCGCAAATGCTGGTCACGCAAGGCGAGCAACTCGGCAATCAGTTGAAACAACTGATGCAGACCGCGCCCAAAGTTTCTTCCGAGGACATCGACCCGCGGTGCGACAATCACGAAGTCGAGGCGCTCACCTGCCTGCGATTCATCAACGGGCCGAAGGGCCGGGCGATGAAAAACGGAACTCGCGACGAGCGCGACGCTTTCGAAAATATCCGCTTGCACTACATCGCGCACGATGATGAGGACAAAAAGCAGAAAGCGGCCGCCGCGCCGCAGCCGGTTCAAAAGCCGCCGTCGATTTCCGGCAACATCAAGGACATGACGCCGGACGCGGCAGCGCAAGCACTCGCACAGGCGGGAATCAAAACCGACCCGAACACGATTGCGCAAGACAACGCGACCGAACTCGCGGCCGAACATCCGAAAGAAGCCGTGCCAGTCGTTTAACAAACCAGGAGGAACAAAATGAATGTTCTGGACCAGTTCGACGTATGGGATGTGCTGCTACGCCACTTCCACGGATTCTCGTTCGCTTCGTCGACCACGTTCGCGGGGGGAGACGGCGGGGCCGAAGGCGGCGGCGACGCGGGCGATGCGGGCGGCGGTGCTGGCGGTGACGAGGGCGGCGACGAAGCGATCGGCACGGGCGACGAGGGTGGCGAAGGCGGCGAGGGAGAAGGCGAAGGCGAGATCGAGGGCGAGGGAACCGAAGGGGAAGGCGAGGGCGAGGGAGAAGGCGCCGGCGCCGCCCGAACTAAGCCGTCGACTCCGGAAGCGATCGCGAAAGCGGCCGAAAAAGCTCTTTCGAAGCTGCGCGAAAGCGACCCCGAAAACGCGGCAATTCTCCGCAAGGAACATTTTCAGAACCGCGATTTCCGCACCTCGTTCCCGACTCCGCAAGAGGCGCGCCAGGCGCGCGAGATCATTGACGACATCGGCGGCGTCTCGGGCTACGCCAAGATACAAGAGGAACTCGGCGCGTACGCGACCGAACTCACGCGATTTTCCGATGGCGACCCGCAAGCGGTTGACGATTTCGCCCGCGATTATCCGAAGGGACTTGCGAAACTCACGCCGCTGGCCGTCGCGAAAATGAAGTCGATTGACCCGCCCGGCTTCGAACGGATGCTCTCGCGCGAAACGGCCGGCATGATGTTCGAAAAGGGCTTCACGCACTCGGTCGATCGCGTGATCGAGCTCATTCAGGATGGAAAGCAGGAACAAGCGTTCAAACTCGCGAAAGAAATGCGCGACTGGATTTCGAATGTCGAAAAGTTCGGGAAATCGGCGCCAGCCGCGGCGGGTGAAGGCGAATTGACCGAAGTGCAGAAGCGCGAGCAATCGGTCGCGCAGCGCGAAGCCGACATCCGGCAACGCGAGATCAATAATTCGGTCACGACGTCAATGGACCGAATCATCCAGCGCAGTTTGAATCCGCTGCTCAAAGGCCGCAACCTCACGCTCGCGCAGAAACAAGATCTCGCGAAGGGCATCTACACGCATATTTCCGAAACGCTGATGGACAACGATGAGTATCAGGACAAATTGAAATCGCTGTTGCGCGAAGGCGATGTCCGCAAAATCGATCGCTTCGTCGCATCGCGCGTCGCCCGCATTGCCGGTAAATCCACGAAAGCAGTTTGGGCGAACCGCGGATTCGCGAAAGGCGGCGGGACGCGTCCGGCCGGGCGAGCGGCCGCGAGCGGAGACGGTGTCACGCGCCCGATGGTTTTGGCCAAGAAACCGACCGCCGACCAGATAGACTGGTCGAAGGACCGGAGCAAGATGCGTTTTATCTCCGGCGAAGCGACGCTCAAAAATGGCAAAATCGTCCGGTGGGACCGCGACGCGATCTAAGCGCCGCCCGAATCCCGCAAAACTCCGCGTCGTAAAGCAGGAGCAATACAAAAAGTCGGCGAACGCCTTTGCCGACATGCTCCTCGATCTGCGGTTGCGCGAGTACTACACGTCGGACAAAATCTGGATTCCCGACTGGCTTGCGGTGATCAAATCGAACGGGCGCGCGATGGCCGAGCGCGTCGCTGAACGACGCCGCTTGCGTTTCCTCACTATTGATGGCAACATCCCCCAAGATTTCCACCAAACCGGGAAGCGAGTCGTACTCGCGTAAATAAAAACGGAACCGGAATGGCGAAAAAGAGCGAGGCGCTCTGCGCCAAACTTGACGGGAGAATTTTCACGTCGGCGTTGAAATCGCGCCGAAACCATTGCTCGCCGTAGGAGAAACGGCCTAGCGAATGAGATTCACTCCGCAAGGGGTGTACCTCATGGCATCCATCACCGCACCAACGCCTCTGGATGAGGCAGCGGTACAGGGCGTCGAGCTCGAATCCTGGGCAAAGATGATTCCCGATTTGATGTACGACGGGAAAACGCTCTATACCCGGATGAAGAAAGGCACCAAGACTTACCCGGTGGCGAACGTCACCGCCGCGCCCGGCAACATCGGGGCAACTACCGGCATCGCGCAACGTCCGGCATTCCGTGTGCCCGTTCGCGTGCAATCCGGCGCGACGATCGTTCAAGGCACCGGCGACGGAGATTCTCTCGGGCGCGGTTCCGGCTCGATGTGGATTTCCGGCGACATCGCTCCGGTTTTTTTGTTTGCCGGCGGCGAAATCACCTACCTTACGCAAAAAGCCACGAACGGAAAAAATCGCGGGATGGTCGCGGTCCGCGCGCAAGAACTGAAAAACTCTCTCGACAGTTTCATGCGCGGAATCGAAGCACTGTTCCAAGGCGATTCGTCCGGAATGCTCGACCAGATTCCGACGACCGCAACCGTGAACAACGGGACGGGCGGCGGCGCTGCCGGCTCGGCGACGTACTCCTCGATCGTCGGGCTGAACAACGCAAACCAGTTCCAAGATCAGCAACTCGTCACCGTCTATCCGTCCGAAGGCGGCACGGCTCGCGGCTCGTTCCGCTTGACGTACGCAGACGGCGTCGCACAGGCGATCTACTCGGCGGGCAGTTTGCCGAGCGGAACGACTCAGGGCGATTATCTGATGGTTGCCGGGAGTTCGGGCGCGGTGGGCGGCTCGATCGCGGGCATCAAGACCTACCAGGTCACGGGAAACACCGGAACGGTTCTCGGACTCACCAAAGCGAACTATCCCGGCCGTTTTTCGACGCCGAACATCAACCTGAATGGAAACTCCGTCTACCCGACGTTGCCCTACCGCGCCGAGATCTTGATCGGCCGCGGACTCGGTGACGACGCCGAAGAAATGGACGACTTCATTTGGTACGGCGGTCCGGGTCAACAGTTGCAAATCACGCAACTGTACCAGTCGATTCTCATCGCCAACGCTCAGGAAGTGAAGGGCGATGAGGCGCTCGACGTCGTCAAAAAGAAAATGACGCCGACGTTCGGCGGGCGCGAGTACGTGAAGGGCTACAACGCCTCGCCCGGCCGCATCGACGGGTTGTGCCTGCCGTGTTGGGGAATCACCGAAATGATCGAGCCGAGCCTCTATGAGTTCGGAAACGGCGTGACGTCGATGCCGGTTCCCGACCCGACCGGCAACGGCTGGCTCACTTCGAATATTTTCTACTACAACGCGTGCATCAACCTGTTCAACTCGAACATGAAGGCGGGCGTGTACATCACCAACGCCGCCGAACCGACGATCTAACAAAAGAGGGAAGCGACGGACGTGCAGTTCCGGCGCGCCGCTTCCCCGCACCACAAAACCAGGAGAGCACTAATGGGACAGGCAAAAGTTAAGCGCCAGAGGCGTGAACAGCAAAGCGCCAAAGTTTTGCTGAACCGGCAAATCGCAGCGACTCGCATCGAGCCGCTGCGGAAATTCGATCGCGACCGCTACGAATGCGCTCCGGACACCGCGATCGTTCGGCGCGACGCTCCGAAAACCATGATGTCGGAATCGGGCGTCGTCGCGCAGAAAGCGAAACGGGCGCAAACCGGAATCGTCGAAGTTTCCGGCTTCGATTGGCTCAAGCCTGGTGACAAGGTTTTGTTCTCGAAGTTCGGCGGAAGCGACATCGAGCTCGACGATGCCGAACTTGTGCACGTCCACCGACTGCAAATCTATGTTCGCGAAAAGGCGACGGCGTGAACGCTCGAATCACCGGACCGGAAAGAATTCCCGAGCCGACTGAGATCAACGAGGCTCTTGCGAATATTTTCGGCCGCAACGATTTCGGCGGCGGACTCTATCGCATGGTCTGGGGCCAAACCGAAACGCTCACCGTGCGTGGCCCGGACGGTAAATATATCGACATGCTCGTCGGCCACAACAAACCGGCGTGGCTTTTGCAGCGATGGTGCGCGCCGCGCATGTTTTGGACTCCCGAGCTCTATTACGCGATGAGTTCGGACGAATCGGGACTTTCGCTCACCGGCGAGTATCCGCAGTTCGGGCGCTACGATACGGTGATCATGTTCATTGAGAACAAAATCGTCGAGGGCGAGCTCGTGATCGAGACGATTCCGCTTTCGTTCGAGATTCTCGAATCGCTCATCCCGGTTTTGCAGAACGCTTCGGAAATGACAGCCGAGGAAATGCGCGAGTGCGAAGAAAAGATGGAAGCCGAGGAAAACGCTCGGAAGGTCGACCTGATCGCCGAGCGAATGGCCGAGGCGCGCTACGCATTCACCAGTCCGACGAATTTGTCGGGACGGACCGCATACGAAAAAGCAGTCGAGGAAAAGAAGAAACGCATCGCGGCCGAGTGGGACAAGCGCAACGTGCTCGTCAGCCGGCCGAAGCCGATGTATGGTTTCTATCAGGAAAATATTCCGATTTCAGCACAAGAACGTGAACGACAGGCGATACTCGCACGACAAGCTGAGGAGTTAAATTACTGAAACCAGGAGAGTGAAAAATGGGCGGACGACCTTTTCAACCGATCATGGTTCCACCGAACGCGTCGATCTCGATGGGCACGAAAAAAACGCGGCAGGGCGAGGAGATCAAGCACAAGGAACACAACGACAACTTCATTTTCACCGGCGACGCGAATCTGCGGCACACCCCGAAATACTGGGTAAGGATTTTCAACGTCTCCGGACTCGAGCAGCGCATCGAGCGACCGTGGGTGATGCCGGGACACGCCGGGAAAGTGATTGTCATCCCCGCAGCCGATGACGGCGAGGAAACTGGAAATCCGTTCGTCATTCCCGACATCGTGCAAATGCCGGTCGATCGTGCCGGTTCATGGGAACTGGGAACGCGCGGCGTCGATGGCCGTTTTCTCGCGCAAGACGCGATCAATCCCGAGGAACCAAGCGGGAATTGGCGGACCGTGCGTACACGCCTCGAATCGATGTCCGCGAACGAAGGGACGAACCTGTACCACTGGGGCTGTTTTTGGGATGTGACGAAAGGGCTCGATCTCGATCAGGAAGCCGATCAGGAAGCCGTCAAGACGGCGATCGAGCGGATGGAAGCTAACTACAACCGGCTCATCGACGAAGCGAACATGCTCGCGCTCGGCGACAAAGATCAGATTCGTCAGATCGGCGCGACGCACCGGCGCGCAGCCAACTATTTCGGGCTTAGTTTCACGTGGAACATTCGGCACGAGCGGAAAGCCTCGTGCCCGAACTGCGGGCGCGATCTCCCGAAAACAGCGTCGCGTTGCTTCCACGATGGCTGCAAATTCGTCATCAACTGGGAGCGAGCTCTCGCGCAAGGCATGGCGAGCAAAGAGGAAGCGATCGCCGCGGGAATCATCGCAAAGCAAGCCGAGGCGATGGCGAGCAAAAAGGAATCCGCTGGGAGAAAGAAAACCAGCGAATAATCTTCACGGGCACGACGGCCGGACAAGGTTCCCACTTCTCCTGGTTTCCTCTCCGGCCGCCGCCCCGTGATGCAAAGGCGGCGCGATGTCTGTCAACCCGCAGCAACCGTATCCCACCGTCGCCGCGGTCATGCGGCGCGCCCGCGCCTTCGTCATGGATTCCTACGGCCCGAACGGGCAGGGCCGCATCCTCACCAACACCGCGCCATTCTCGGTCGAATACCTGAACGCCGCGCTCGAAGAAATTCAAGAGCGACTGGGAAACAACGGCGTCATCACTCTGACACGCGACAACATGATCGTCGGCCCGATTCCCGCGCTCGCCGCGCCCGACCCTTCGCAACAAATTTCTCTCGGCTATCAAGGGCTGTTCGTGAACGGAAAGATGCAGTCGACTCCGGCGCTGCCCGGCGAGGTCGTCGAGATTCTCGAAGTGAGTGAGCGGCCCTACGGGAGCGGGCTTCCATTTTCGCGGATGACGCAGCGCATGGAAGGTTTGCCGATCTCTTACGTGCAAGGTCCGTGGCTGAAAGTTTGGGAATATCGTGGTGACGCGATTTGGATGGTCGGCTCAGTCACGACCGAAGAACTCAAGCTGCGTTATCGCGCCGCGTTCCCCATGATTCAGCCGGACGTTGTCACTCCGACCAACGATCAGTGGACGACGACGACGATCAACATTCTCGCGACGACGAATGCGCTCGCAAAACTTGTGGCCTATCACTACGCACTTGCGCGAGGAGCGCAAGGCGCGCCGGCGATGGCAACCGACGCGGAAAAATATATGCGGCTGATCATCCGGCGCTACACGCGCGGGACGGGGCAGCGCAAAATCATCCGGCGCCGGCCGTACGGACGCACCAACAATTCTCTCTCGCGAAACGCGGGCGGGAGTTTGCCGTTCTAAAAATACGCTGAGGAGGCGTACACACGATGTCAGTCGCAACCGCAGTTTTCACGCAATCGCAGTATCCGAACGGGCAGGACATGACGCAGCGGCGCTTTCACATTGCCGGGACGATCGCGATTTCCGCGTCGCCAGCGACCTATCCAGCGGGCGGAATCCCGATCACTTTCGCTTCCGGAATCGTGCCGGGAACAACGAAACCGGGCGCGGTGCGCGCCACGATCGATTCGCGCTCCGGTTCCGGCTACCAGTATTACTGGACGACCAAAGATTTGTGGACCGCGAACTATAAAGGCAACAGCGTCGCGGTCGGGCAGTCACTCGTCGACACAAACGGAAATATTCAAACGTGCACGACGAACGGAACGGCAGGAAGCGGAAGCGAGCCTACGTGGAATACGACGATCGGCGGAACAACGACCGATGGCACGGTCACGTGGACGAACGAAGGTCCGTCGAGCGGCTTGCTGCAAATCTTCCAGTCGGGCGGAAGCGCCTCGCCTCTTGCCGAAATCGCGCAAGGCACGACGATCGCGGCCGGAATCAGCGGCGATCTGATTTCGTGCTTGCTCGAATTCATTAAAGGCTAACCGATGAGTTTCTACCGCGTAGATGGATGGGTGCAAACGCCGCTCGGACTCGCCGTTCCCGGCGCGGACGTTGCGGTGCTCGATCAGCCGGCTGATTTTTCATCGCAGCCGGGAACGCCTCTGGCCGACATCTACGCGGCGAGCTCGTCGAATTCCGCGAACATCACTGCGGCATCATGGTCGGCGCAACAAATCGAGTTCACGTTCGACAGTGTGCCCGATGACGTTGTGCCGAACGCATTTTTCAGCGTCTCCGGTGCCGACCCCGCGACTTTTGATTCTCCAAGCGGTGACCCGTATCAGGTCATTTCCATTCTCGGGGACGTAGTCACGGTGTCGGCGCCGACCAATCCCGGCACGTACGTCTCAGGCGGCACCGTCGCGACGAGTGTATTGCCGAATCCCACAACGACGGATGGCAACGGCCACTATTTTTTCTATGCGGCTGCGGGCTTGGTTTCGATTCAGATTTACGGCGCGCAAATCACCGAACTCGACTATCCCGATCAAGGCGTCGGAACCGTTGCGGGCGGCTCGGTCACAAGCGTTGCACTGACCGGCGACGGAGTGATTTTCGATGCGTCGATCACTGGCTCGCCAATCACTTCCAGCGGAACGCTCGATCTTTCGGCGTCGATTCTCGACCAGGACGCGAATACTTTTCTCGGCGGACCGACATCCGGAAGCGCCGTGACTCCATCTTTCCGCGCGCTCGTCGCAGCCGATATTCCGAGCCTCGATTATGTCGAGAGCGTTGCGCTCACAGTAGCGGTTCCCGCGATCTTTACGGAGTCGGTCACAGGCTCGCCGATCACCGATACCGGCACGATCGCAATCACAATCGGACTTGCGACGCAATCGGCGAACCTGGTTTTTGCCGGGCCGAGTTCCGGGGCGGCCGCGCAACCGACATTCCGGTCGCTCGTTGCCGCGGACTTGCCCGGCGCAGTGCTGAGTGTCGCGACGCTCACGCTCACGTCGGCACAAATTCTCGCGCTTCACGGAACGCCGGTTCAGATCGTGCCGGCGCCGAGTGCTGGGCAAGTGCTTTTGCCGGTGTCAGCCGTCATGCAATACAAATACGGCTCGGCGGCATACGCTAACGTCACGAACGCGCAAATCGTGATTTCGCCGGCTGGTTTGCTCGGAAGCACGGACGAGCCGATTCAGGTCACGGCCGCAAACTTCATTGACCAAACGAGCAACCAACTTTCATTGGTGTCCGCGGACGGGAATGGACCGCAAAGCGATTGGAACGCGGCCGCGCTGGTCGTCGCGAACGAGGGCGGCTCAGGAGAATTCACCACGGGAAACGGCACGATTGTCGTAACGCTCTGGTACATGACGCTCACCCTTAGCTAAATGATCACTCCGCAGCACGACTCGGCTCTCGTCATCATCGGCGGACTCGTCGGCGAGGTGAATCCCGAAAACCTTCCGCCTGGCGCATCTCCGATTTGCACCGACATGGATTTTTCCGTGGGTTCGGCCCGGACGCGTGACGGAGTCGCTAATGTCTACACCTACCAAGGCGCCGACGAAGAGGATTTAGCGGGACTCGGCGCCGATGTCGTCGTCGCGAACGCGGCGACATGGAACAATCCAAACAACATCACGCTCGACACGCCCGGCGACTACGCAACCGTCGTTCTCAATGAGCCAGCTTCCTCGTTTTCGGTGGTTCAGAACACGTCATTCGATAATTTTCCGGCCAGCACGAGCGGAACATTCAGCGCGGGAACCATCACCGAAGGCGACGTCTGCCTGATTCAGTTGTTCATCACGGTAAACAGCGGGCCAGCGGCGCAAACCGTTTCTCTTTCCGATAATCTAGGGAACGCCGGAACACTCATCGCGCGCGTGAGCGTGCCGTTTCCCGGCAATCCGAATCGCATGATGGAAGTCTGGTCGATGCCTGCGGTGACAGGTGGAGCAAGCACCGTTTCGATGGTTTGGACCGTGAGCGTCGCCGAAATCGAGATTTCGTTTAACGAGCTCGCGGGTTTGGTTCTGTCCGGCAGCCCGGATGGAACGCCGGCGACGGCAACTTCGACCAGTTCTCCGGCAACGGTCGGACCGATCACAACGACGAATGCGAACGACGCGATATTCGCCTACGTCCACAGCGGAGGCGGTTCGAGCACTTTCCCCGGAGATCTCACGCCGATTGACAATGGCACAAATCAACTCGGCGGCTACAAACTCGTGTCGTCCACGGGAAGCTACAGCGAAACTTTCATGCCGCTGTCGCCGGTTTCAAATCCGTTTGGTGGAATCCTTTTTGCGTGGCCGCTCTCGCCTTCGAGTCCCGGCGCATCGTTTTCCGATATTTTGCGCGCGAACACTTTCGGACTGACGTCGCCGCTCACCTCAAGCGTGCTTGGACTGGAACTGCAAATTAGCGGAAACCAGACCGAACCGACGACGGTTTTGAGCGTCAAGCCGACCAGCGGCGGCGAAGCGGAAACCTTCACGCTTCCATCCGTCAATGGAACCGTCACGGTCGGCGGGCCGGGAAAATTTTTCGGGCTCTCGGAGGTCACTTCGGCGCAAGTCAATAATCCCGGCTTCGGCTTTGACATCACCGCAAGCGACGCGAGCGGCAACGAATCGACCGTCAGCATCTACGCCGTCGAGCTCAAGATTTGGTTCACGCCGCCCGACGTCGAGAATTTCAACTATGTCAAAACGCTCGCGATGCAGAACGAGGGTTTGTTCACGCTCGCGATCGACAATACCGGCGTGCTCTGGCAAGAGGACGTCATCAACAATCCGGACGTGCTCGTGCCGATCTATACGGCGCTTGAGCCGGACACCTACGCGCAGTCGGTGACCTACGACAATCGCGAGTGGATTGCGCTCTCTGATCGCGACCAGGCGACGGACATGCCTCGTCAGTACAACGGCCAGTGGGTCGATCGGGTTTCTCAGGTCGGGCCGGCGTTCGCGCCTTCTTTCGTCGCGACGGTCGCGACCATCGACGTCGTTTCGATCACGCAGCCCGCGACCGTCGTGATCACGGGCATGATGTGGAGTTCTTCACCCGGCGTGCACACGCCGGGCAACACACTCACTTTCTGGCAGCAAGTCGGCAGTTCTCCGCCGCCATCAAGTTTCACGGCGAACTTGATCGCGAATGTTTCGATCGTCAACATTCAGGGATTGCCCGACGTAAACGGCAACGACCCGAACGGTGTGTACGTCGTGAACTCGGTTCAGACGATCAAAGGAATCGAATCGGGCGACGGCACTCTGTTCTACGTGTTCAGCGTGACGGCGAACGCATCGACATATGGCGAAGTGTTCAATCACGGCGTGGACGGCATCGGAAATTATCAGATCACGCTTGCGACGCTCACGACCGCGACGGCCGTGCCGAACGCGCAAGTCGGTTCGCAAATCGCCGTCGCCGGTGCGAGCGTTCCAGCGTGGGATGAAACGTGGACGATTCTTTACACTCCGAATGCGGCGCAATTGAACATCACGAGCACGTCACTTTCGGGCGATGTCGCGACCTATACCTACGTGATCACCTCGGGCACCGCTCCGATCGTCGGGCAGCAAGTGACCGTCGTCGGCACGACGAACGGCGATGGAATTTTCAACGTTGTCAACGGACAGATCACTGCGGTCGCTCCAAACGAATTCTCGCTCGCGCTCATCAGCCCGAATATCGCGCCGGCGTCCGAACCCGACGCGCAAGCGATCGTGAACGGAACGATTTTCCAGTTCGACCCCGGCCCGGCTTTTGTCGGAACAGACGGTACGGGCGGGAACGACCCGATCTTCGGAAATTCAACGGGCGGCACGATCACGCAACCCGGAAATCTCGGCTCGGGGACGCGCCAAGCGGTTCTGTTTTTCATCACGCGAAACGGCGCGATCACTCCATGTTCGCCGCCCGTTACTTTTACGCTGAACGAGGGCGCGAATTCGCTCGTCGCTTCGAACATCTTGATCGGACCGCCGAATGTCGTGCAACGCGGCGTCGCTTTTACGGGAGCGGGCGGCGATTTCTTCTACTACATCCCGCAGGCGGTGACAGTCACCTCACTCGGCCAGAAAATCACGTACACGAGCACGATCGTCGATGACAACACCTCAACCGAGGCGACGTTCACGTTCACCGATGCGGTGCTCCTCGAAGCGAACGAGATCGACATTCGGGGCAACAATCTTTTCGAACAGATTGAACTCGGCTCGTGCCTGGGATTCATCGCTTTCGCCAACCGGATTTTCGCGATCGGCGAACAGAACAAAATACAAAACCTGATCAACCTCAGCTTTGACGGCGGCTATCTTTCGGTTCCGGCCGGAAGCCTCGAACAGCCGGCCGGATGGACGATTGACCCGACCTTCGGCGCGAACGGGCAACTCAACGTCTCGCCGCTTTTCGGAAACTCGTACTACATCCTGAACGCAACCGGCTCGACGATCGCGGGCGCGACCGGCATGATCACGCAGACCGCGTTTCAGGATTACAACCAGGTTCCGATCATCGAGATCAATACGCAGTACGGCGTGCGCGTCACCGCGTGCTGTCCTAGTGGCGTGAATAGCGCCGGCGCTCTGAACATCGACTTATTTTCTCCGTCGCTTAATCGCACCTACGGGATTTTCACGGTCCCACTGTCCTCGATGTCGACGGAAATGGAAATCTTCACAGGGAACTTGCTCACGACCGAATTCGCTTCGGCCGTTCCTTCCGATTTGCTCTACCGCATCTATGCGACCGGACTTTTGAACGGCGGCGACGTCGAGATCGATCGCACCGAGCCGTTCGATCTTTCGCAGCCGGTTTTGACAACGCAACTGCGCGGCTCTTACAACGGGAATTTTGAGGCGTTCGACGATGTCACCGGAAATCTCGGTGTCGCCATCGAAAATCAGCAGGAAGTAAGATCGGCGTTCACTCTTTTCGACAATCTGTACATCGTGAAAACCGGCTCGATGAATTCGGCCGTGGACAACGGAATCACTGAGCCTGATCAGTGGACCGTGCGCGAAGTCTCGAACAAAGTCGGCACGCCTTCGATCAACGGCGTCGATTCGGGCGAGGGTTGGGCAGTGGTCGCGGGGCTTGCCGGCGTGTACGTGACGGACGGCGGTCAGCCGATCAAATTCTCGCCGGAGATCGACCCGATTTGGGAAACGATCAACTGGGCGTTCGGTTACACGCTTTGGGTGAGGAACGATACGAACAACCGGCGCTTGTCGATCGGCATCCCCTTGCCGACGCCGAATCAATGGATGCCGAAGTTTCCCGAGAACGCGAATCCCACCGAACCAAACGTGATTCTAGTTTGCCAGTACAAGGAACTGATGAGCTCCGGGCAACTCGCGAGCGAAGGGCCGGTCCGCCAGTCGTACACCGGAATCCTGAAATCCTATCAACTCGGCCGGAAATGGTCGGCCTGGTCGATCGAAGCGGCCGCGGCCGATTTCATCACGCGCGCGAATGGAACGCAGCCGCTTTTCTACTGCGGCGACACTAACAGCGCGAAAATCTATCAGCAAATTTCCGGGCTGCATTTCGACGATGGCGAGGCGTTGCTTGATCAGTGGGTGACCTACCCGTTCCTCAAGAGCGACGAAGCGCAACAGTTACAGGCGGGAATGCACAATCTCAAGGCGAATTTCGCGACGGCGATTTTGCGCGGCGGCGGTCATGTCATGGTCACCGTTTATCCGAACACGATCGATTCCCCGTACTCCGAACGGCTCGACCCGCCGTTCGAATTGTTCGACCCGACGCCGTACGGCGACGAAGAAATTCCGATGAATGCGGCCGGGAACCGTTTCTTTGTGGGCTTCGAATCCTACGCGCCGGGCGATTGGTTCGAGCTCTCACGCGTTGTGCTGAACGTGATTCAAGACCCTTGGGCGCCGATGCGGGGTTATCGATAATGGCGCTCGATCTCGGACAATTTCTAACCGAGCTAAAGAACAACTCGCCGCGCATGGGCACGATGATTCAGCAAATCGTCGATGCCGTGAATCAGGTCGCGCAGTCGGCCGGAGTCGACGCGACGCAGTACGCGGCGACACCGAGCGCACCGAACGCAATCAATGTCGCGGCCGGAAGCGATCACGTACACGTGACCATCACCGACAATACCGCGCGGACGCGAGCGCACAATTACTTCGTCGAGTGGAGCGCGAACGACCCGAATTTTCTCGCGCCGAATGTCGAGCACCTGGGGCCCGGGCGGGGGCGCGTGCTCGCGCTTCCCGCGAAAAACGGCGCCGGCGATGTGATCTCCTATTACTTCCGGACCTACAAAGCGACACTCTCCGGAAAGTCGGCGTCGAAAAAAGTCACGTTCGGCGGTAGTATTGCGCCCACGGCCGTAACGCTCACGGGGAATTCGACGCTTGATTTGCTTCCTTCGACCGGCGCCGGCACCTCGCCGTCGAACGGGCAGCGTGCCGGAAACGGTTTCGGGCCGACATTCAACACAAGGGCGGGCGCATGATCAGGCCATACGGAAAAGAAGATCTCGCGGCGATCACTCGCATTCACGCGCAAAGCGGACTTCCGCCCGCGTGCTGCCCGAATCCGGCGAACGATCTGTTCGTCGTGAAAGTTGTCGCCGATGAAAAAGGCAAAGTCGTGCAAGCCGGTTTTGTGAAGATCACCGGGGAAGCCTACGTCCTGGTCGACCACGAATTCGGAACTCCCGACCAGCGCCTTGAAATCATGGAGTCACTCGTCATTCGCGGGCTTTATAACGCTGCGATGAAAGGCTTCGAGGACGTCTCGTGCTGGATTCCGCCGCTCGTCGAAAAAAGTTTCGCACCGCGTCTCAAGGCGCTCGGCTTTGAGCGGTCACCGTGGCAGTCGTACACGGCAATCTTGAAATAACGGAGGTCCGGTGGACAGCGACGACCGTTCAGCAAATCAGCAAGCGAATCAGTTGCAAACATCGGCGGGGAATGCCGCGCAGACAGCCGGAGCGAACGCCGCATCCGATCGCGCGCTTCTGATGCCGACGTTGCGCGCCGATCTTTCCGGAAACAACGGGCTCAACGCGACGCAGCGAAATAATTTGCTGGTCGCGAGCCAACAGGGAACGGGTGGCGCGTCAGCCGGGCTTGCCGGCACTGCGGGACTGACGGCGGCGCGATCGCGAAATTCGGGCGCGCTCTCCGGCACGCTCGATGCGATCGCGCGAGCGCGAAACCAGACGGCGAGCCAGGCGGGACTGGGCGTGCAAAACGAATCTCAGCAACTCGCGAATCAGCGAGAGAATCAGGCGCTCGGCCAGGTGCAAGGTCTGTACGGGACCGACGTTTCTTCGCAGCTAAAGGGCATGGGTTTGCAGAACGAGGCGATCAACTCGGAACTCGCGGCCGACAAAACCGGATGGCTGCAAAATGCCGAGGGCGTGGCGGACACGCTTTCAGGCATGGGCAAAAACGCCGCGGGCGCGTTTGCAGGTTTGCAGTAGGTGAAAAATGGCGTTTACGACGACTGACGATACACAACTCACACCGCAACAAGAGCGCGATCTGGAATTGACCGGCGTGCACGGATATATTCCTTCGCTCGCCGGGAACGCGACCGCGCATCCCACGGCGGGAGTTCCGGCAGTGGGCGGCGCAGCCCCCGCCCCGCCGCCCGATCGTATTCCGGCGATAGGAAACGCGCCCGCGCTTCCCGTCGCCGGGATTCCTTCGCTCGTAAAACCCACAACGCAACAGTCGATCGCAATCGGCGCCGCGCAGCACCAAGTGTCGCCCGACACCGAAGCGATGGCGCAATTCGGAAAAGGTAAAGCCGCGTACGAAGCCGAACGGCCGCAGATCACCGCGCAGCCAGGTTCGCCGGAGTACGAGCAGCAACGTATCGCGCAGATGGAGTTTGACAAATCGCATCCGCTCGGCGGGGACGTCTCAGCGAAGCCGGGATTTTGGGGGAAACTCGAACACGGCATCAGCCGCGCGGCGAACATCGCTGGCGATGTGCTCGCGCCGGGACTCACCGCGAACATTCCCGGCAGCGATTTGAATAAACGCGCCGAAGAAAGCCAGGCGTGGAAGCGATTAGGGGAAGCCGAAAAAAATCAGCAGGCGGAAACGTTGAACAAAGAAGCCGAACTCGGGAACGAACTCATCCCGTGGACGAATCCGCAAACGGGACAGACCGAACAGATCGAACGGCGGCAGTGGGCACCGATTCAGGCGGCCGAAACGAAAGCGACGTCGGCGGAAAACATTGCCGGCACGAAAGCCGAAGCATCGAAGGAGAACGTCGCAGCCAAAGACGAAACCGCGCAAACCATCGCGGCCGGAAAAGACAAAACGCAACTCCTGAGACTTGGCTTCGATGAGCACGGCGCGCCGTTGCCAGACAGTCAACTATCGACGCAGCAAAGAGCCACGCGCGACCTCACGCAGGCGCACACGAAGTTGCAGTTGGCGCAAGCCGCTGCCGATGCCGCGAAAGCAGACCCGAATTCTCCGGCGTCGAAAGCGGCGGCGGCGAATCTCGCTCTGCGGCAAGCTGAGTTTCAAAATAAACTGGAAGAACAGGGACTCGTGAAACCCAGCGGCCAAGCGCAGAGCCGCGCATCAGCGGCTTCGGCCGCATTGCAGCTTTTGCCGGGACTCGAAGATGCGGTCAAAGCGAATGCGAAAGAATTCGGCCCGATCATTGGGCGCATCAACAAGGGCGAGATCTCGCTCGGGAGCGTCAGTCCGGCAGTTCAGAAATTTTACTCGCAACTGCAATCGTTCTACGCTTTGCAGCCGTCCGTTCACGGGTTCCGCAACGCCGAATTCGTGAAAGACTTCGACACTTTCGTCGGAAACTTGCAAACAAATCCCGAGGCGCTGGTCGGCGGACTCGAGGGATTGCGGCCGACGCTCGAAGCCGTCGATAAAGAGGGTCGCACGTATCACCAACGCATCGTCGAAGGCGCACAGAACGCTCCCGCAGCAGCCACAGGAGCCGCGGTTCCCTCGTTCTCTGATTTTGTTAAGGGGCAGCACTAAATGCCTGGTTCCGTCGCAGAAGCCGTGAAGGACCCGCAATTTCTCGCGGCACCGCAAGCGCAGCAGATGGCGTATCTTTCAGCGATCGACCCGGATTTTAAAGCGGGCAAACCAGAAGACCGTCTAGCGTATCTGAACCACGTCACCGGAAAACCTGCACCGACCACTGCGAACAATTCCGTCGAGAATGCAAACACCTGGAAACCGATGGCAGGGTTTACGCCGGGAAACCTCGCCGGGCAAGCGTGGGAAGGGCTGAGACAGCTCGGCTCATCGGCACTGGAAGCCGGCAAGGATGTGCTGTTCCCACAAGGAAACACCGAAGCGGAACGGCTGAAATATCTCGGACACAAATACATCGAAGCGCCGGCGATGGCCGAGGAACAGAAAGCGCGCAATGCGAAAAGTCCGCTCGAATCTGTCGGACATTCCGTCGCATCGGCCATTCCAATCGTCGGGCCGTGGGCTGCATCGCTCGGCGAGCAAGCGGGAAGCGGCGACGTCGGAGGCGCGGTCGCAAAAGGTGCAACGCAGGTCGCGGCGGCGGAAGCGTTGCCGAAAGTTCTGCCGAAGGTCGGAGAGGCTATCCGAGATACCCCCTCGACCGTCGAAAGATTAAGCGGAAGCGCGAACGCCAAACTGGATCAGTTGGGCGCCAACATGCCGGAAACTGCGAAGTTGATTACACGAGTGCGGAATCCAGGCATGAGTACCGTCTTGGATGCGCTGAAGAGAGAACCAACGGCACCTGCCCCGAGCGAATCTCCCGTCGTGAGCACGGCACCGTACAAACTCACGTCGCCGGGAGCCGAGACGGAACCCGCAGTTCAGATGCCGCTCGAAATGCCGAAGGCGCAGCCGACTGTCGGACCGCTCGAAGGACGCGCCGGAATAAACAGAATCGGCGATCTCGTTCAACAAGGGGCTGGATGGAAACCGCTCGAACCGAATGTGCCGATCGGGCAACAGTTGCGCGCGGTGGGAGCCGACGTGATGCCACCGGGACAAATTCCGCCGCGCGCGGGCGTCATACCGCAGATGCCGCTTGGCAGCCGTGTCGCCGTTCCGATTAGCGAAGAATTCGGACCGATGCTCAAGCGACCCGGCGAAGTAGGCCGCGCGATCACCGAGGAGCCGGCGCGACAAATGGGCGCACCGTCTCTGCGGCCCGATGTTTCGCTGCGCGAGCAACCGAAAACGGCGGAAGCGCCAGTCCGTTCGGAGCAAGCACGAATGGAAGAAAAATATCCCGACAAAGCTGATCGGCAAATGGCGCACGCGAACGGTGAACAAATCGTCGATGCGATCGGCCACGACCCGGAGACGATGAAGGCCGTCCACGATCTGACGAATCCGGACGTGCGCCAGGCGATGATCAATTCCGGCGAGGATATGGGGCAAATCAGCATCGGAAATCGCAAGGCGACGGGAAATCAGATGACGCGGCAAGAGGCGTTTAACCGTCTGCTGCAAAAAGGACTCACGCCGCGCGAGATCGTGAGATTGGCGCGACAACCGATGGAAGTGACCGAGAGCGTCCGTTAATCGACGCGAACCCACCACTCGTCGCCGCACGTGCACGAGAATTTGTGGAGAGTGCCACCGTCATCGGCCGTTTTTGATTCGTAGGTGTCATGGCAAGTCGCCCATGCGTGTTCGGGGCAACGGATTTCATCGGCGACCGCCAGCGGGACGAAGAGAAGCGCGACGATGACCAGCAGGGCTGCGATTGTCTTTTTCATGTGCACGCGGCTCCTGGTCCGCGTGGGTTGAGAATGAACGAAACGAGCGCAGCGAACAATAGCCCATCGGTACCACTCCCGCAGTGCAACTGGCGAAGTGCGCGGGGCTTCTGCGAAGAACCGGCGAGCGTGCTTTTTATCGGAAGCCAACTCATCTACTGCGCGCGTCATGCGGAAGCCGTCGAGCAAAACCGCGACTGGATTTTCGCAAAGTATCACGAGTTTGTAGTACACTCCGCGCAGTTTGGAGAGCAAACGAGGGAGAGACTCTTGAAGAAAATTTCTGTAGTTCTCACGGTTTTGTGCTTTCTGTTATTCGCTGCACCAGCATTCGCGCAGCACACTGTCGCCCTTAGCTGGACTGCTCCGACCGGGACGCCGGCCGCAGTCAGCTACAATATGTATCGGGCGACGGGCGCGTGTGCTTCCGGATTGACATTCGCGAAGATCAACACGGCGGCGATCACCGGAACCACATACACCGACTCGTCGTCCGCGCTTACGCCGAACGGAATTTTTTGTTATCAAGTGACGGCTGTCAGCGCATCGGGAGTCGAGAGCGTGCCGTCGAATCAGGCGCAAGCCACGATTCCCGGTCCACCGTCCGCGCCGACTGGATTGACGGTCACCGGGACGACCTAGCGCGATGGCTTTTTTGCTCTTGCTCGTGATGCTGAGTGCGCCGCCACAAACGGCGCATTCGGTGTCGCTCTCGTGGAATCCGGTCACGACGTACGCGAGCGGAGTGCCGATCGCCGAGCCAGTTCTCTATAACGTTTTCCGCGCAGAGAACAAGAGCCGCGATTTTCAGCGAATCAACTCGGCCCATGTGAAAGGAACGAGTTACACGGACGACACGGTTCAGGCGGGTAACACATATCACTATAAAGTGAAAAGCTGGACCGCGACGCAAGGCGGTTCGGCCTACTCGAATGGAGTTTCGGCTTTCGTGCCGTGATGAGGGAAAGACGATGCGCGCCTGGTTTATGAGCAAATTCGACAACATCAGTTTGATTTTCTTAATCCTCGTCGTCCTCGGTGTGCTTGTGTGGATAGACAAGCACGGCAACAGCGATTTCGAGAAGTGGCTAGAAACTCTGGCGACAGGCTTTGCAGGCGGTTACCTCGGACTGGTCACGGGCTCTCGGCAAAAATGGGCGGGTTCATCGAACGGTGGAGATGCGGCGACAACGGCACCAACGACAAACGGAGGCACCAATGCGACCTAAAATCTCGAAAATTTTCCTCGCGCTCTCACTCTCTGTACTTTTGCCGATCGCCGGATGCAATCACTACGCCGACGCACAGAACACCGTCGCGGTGATCGGAGAGATCATCAGCACGGCACAAAGCGATTTGCCTTCGCTCGAAGCTGCGGGACTTTTCAGCGCGACCGAAGCGACTGCGGTCACGAACTATTTGAACGGAGCGCAAAAGCTCGACGTGCAGACCGGAACGTGCCTTGCGTCGATCGGCGCGAATGGCGCGAAGGCGGCTTTACTCGCGTGCTTCACGGCCTTCGCAAGCGGACTCGTCTCGCCGGCAGAGCTCGCCGATTTGCGAATCCTGAATCCCAAGGCGCAAGCGAAGGTCCAATTATGGGTGACTGCGATATCTCTTGCGATCAACACGGGCGCGGCTTTCTTCGGCGGTGCGGCGACTCCCGCGCCACAAATCGCGGCGCTGCCCACTTCGCGAAGCGAACTCGCCGCGTTCAAGAGTAGAATCGACCTGTCCGCATTCGGGGAGTGAACCATGACACCGGAAGAAATCGATGCCGCGATTCAGGCGTTCCAGTTGCTTGAACCGGTCGTACAAAAGGGCGTTGGAGATCTGATTCAAAAACTGCACAAAAAGCAGCTTACCGCCCAAGACTATCTCAATCTCGCGGCGACGTTGGTGCCGCAACCGCAGTGAAGGCGCCGGACACGTTTTATAAGTGGGCATTTTCGGTGACGGTCGCGCTTCTGGTCGGCGTGCTCGTAGGGCAGTACACGCCGAATCGCAACATCGTTTTGCGCGATGAACTGTTGCGCCAGGCGACGGAACAGAAGGAAAGTACGGACGCGCTCACACAATCGAACAAGGAACTTTCGACCAGACTCGAGGGCGTCGAGCGGCAACTCGCGGCGGTCGATGCGACACTTAAACTGGGAGCGCCGGGAACCGCGAATAATCCGGTGCACGTAAATTGAACGGACTCGATGCGATCGCGACTGCAATCATGTGGCGCGAAGGTCCGTTCCGGCCACCGAACAGAAATTTCCGCAACTGCAACCCCGGAAACTTGCGCTCGCCCGAATGGACTCCGAAAGACGCGGACAGTTTCGATATTTATGCCGACGTGATCGAGGGATACGAAGCGTTGTGGAACGATCTCGCCGACAAATTCCAGACCGGCAAAAACGCGCACGGGCTCGGTCCGGGCTCGACGCTCGCCGATCTGTTCAAAGTCTACGCGCCGACTGAGGACGCGAACGACCCGACTTCCTACGCGGTTTTCGTGGCAACGTGGGCGTCAATGGCTCTCGGCCGGACGATCACGGTAAAAAGTACACTCGGCTCGATTTGGGCACCGTCAGGCATACAAACGCCGCCAATAGCGCCGTCGTAGCGCGATTTTCGAGGCCCTCCCCGGCAAAGTACCCCATTTTCTTGACTGAGTGTCTGAATCGGGCTATAAAGCGCAAGTCGTGAACCAGGAGAAAACCCCGAATGATCGCCTTTTGTACGACCTGTAAGGGCCGGGAGCAGCACCTCAAGCAGACCCTTCCTCGCAATCTCGCCGACAACGAAAATTTCGCCGACTGCAAATTCATCGTGCTGGATTATGGCAGCACCGGCGAGCTCGCGATTTGGTTGCAACGCGAGCACCGGGCCGACATCGCAAACGGAAGGCTCGTCTACTACAGGTATCCCCACCCGGACCGATTTTACATGGCGCACGCGAAAAACATGGCGCACCGCTGCGGCATCCTCGAAGGTGATGACATTTTGGTGAATCTCGATGCGGACAATTTCACCGGCAAAGGTTTCGCCGCGTACATCGCGCAGCAATTCCGCGAGACGAATATTTTTTTGTGGGCGAAGATGGTCAAGGATGGACCAGGCCGGCTCTCGCGCGGCATCAGCGGACGTATCGCCGTTTCGGTTCGGCAGTTTCTCTTGACGGGCGGCTACGACGAGCGTTTCGAGACGTGGGGCCCGGACGACAAGGATTTTAATTTGCGGCTTGGGCGCTTCGGCTTCCTCGGAATCGAAATCCAGAACCGCTTTCTCGGCAGTGTTCTACACACCGAAAAAATGAGGTTTCGCGAATATCCGCACGCGCGTTCGGGAGTCACCGATCAGGATTTCGCCGATGTCTGCGAATCGGAAACGACGGTTGCGAACTTCGGGATTTTTGGCTGCGGGACGGTGTACAGAAATTTCCAGCCGGAACCGATCGAACTGGGGCCGGTCCCGACGCGAATTTTCGGAATCGGGATGCACAAGACGGGCACGACATCACTTCACGCCGCGCTACAGATACTCGGATTCGACAGCGCGCATTGGAAGGACGCGCACTGGGCGAAGGACATTTGGCTCGAAATGAACGGCTTCGGAAAATCGCGAACTGTCGAGGGACACTACGCGCTTTCGGATTTACCGATCACTCTCCTGTACGAAAAACTTGATCTCGCGTATCCCGGCTCGAAATTCATCCTCACGGTACGCGACGACGCGCGATGGCTCGAAAGCGTCAAAAATCACTGGGCGCCCGATCTGAATCACTTTCGCTGGCGGTGGGACAACGACCCGTTCACGCACATCATCCATAAACAGCTTTACGGACAGAAGGGATTCAACGCCGAAATTTTTCTCGCGCGCTATCGCCGCCACAATGCCGAAGTGAAGCAATATTTTCGCAGACGTCCGAGCGATCTCCTCGTTCTCGACGTCGACAAAGGCATGGGATGGCGCGAACTTTGCCGCTTTCTCGACAAGCCGATTCCGAAAGTTGCCTACCCGCGGCGATTCCGTACCGACAGGACGAAACGATGAGCCGAAAAATTCTGATCATGGGTTTGCCCGGCGCCGGCAAAACGACGCTCGCCCGAGTGCTCGCGAAACTCCTCGCCGCCGTTCATTTCAACGCCGACGAAGTGCGCCAGAACATCAATCGCGACCTCGGATTCGCTTTCGCCGATCGGCTTGAACACGCGCGCCGCATGGGATGGCTCTGCGATCGCGTTGTCGAGGCGGGCGGGACAGCGATCGCGGATTTCGTTTGTCCGACGATCGAGACGCGCGTCGCCTTCGGTGCGGCCGTCATCATTTGGGTTGACCGGATTCCGAAAGGGCGCTTCGACGATACAAACCGGATGTTCGTCGCTCCGGACGCCGTTGATTTCCACGTAACGGCCGAAGGCACTCCGGAATACTGGGCGAACGAGATCTATAAAAAACTTCGCCCGGTGTTTGACCCCAAGAAACCGACCGCTCTTTTCCTCGGTCGCTATCAGCCCTTCCATGACGGACACCGCGCGCTGATCGAGGAAGGATTGCGGCGCGTTGGCCAGGCGTGCATCGCGGTTCGCGACACTTCCGGCACGGACGAAAAGAATCCGTTCGATTTCCTCGCGGTCAAAGCACGCATCGAGTACGCGCTCACCGCGTGGGCCGGCCGGTTCGTCGTGATTCCGGTCCCGAACCTCACGAACATTTTTTACGGCCGGGAAGTCGGCTACAAGATCGAGGAACTCGTACTGCCCAAAGAGGTGCAGGACATTTCGGCGACGAGGATTCGCAAGCTGATCGAGAACTTCAACCCCGTTTGCATGTAACCAGGAGAAAACCAGTGGCGACTATCCGGATTCGTTTCAACAAAGATCATAAAAGCGACATCGACGTTTGGCGCGTATTCGAGGACGGCGTCGAGCACATCGTCACCGCCTTCGCTCTTCTCGTGCCGGCCAACAGCGATGTCACGTTCGAGCGCGGCGAAATGAAGTGGAACGTACTATGCCGCGGCGAGCTCACCATCCGCGACGGCGTCGCCTACGTCCAACGCGCGAATGAAGAAAATCTCCACGCACCGGCGACCATCCCCGCGAGCACGCAAACCCAAGCCACAAAGTAACCATCGAAGAATCCCATGTGTTCACCCCTGAGCACATGGTAAATGAAACGATCGCTCGTCGTAACTGTGCGTTCGGCCGGATTAGGTACAGCAGGCCGCGAGTACTAGGGTGATCGCGACCCACTTGGCAATCACGAGAAGCGGCCGGTCGCGAAAGCGAAACGCGACGTCGGCGGCGAGCCAGGTGGCGAGCAACGCGAAGGCGAACATCAGCGGCACCGATCGAGCATCGAACGGTGGGCCGAGGTGACGTTCGATTCGAGACACTCGCGGCACTTCGGCGGCTTCACTTCCTTGCCGTTCCAAAGATGCCAGAGCACGCTCGCGGTGTTGTGGCAGCACGGACAGAGCACGCTTTTTTCGTAGCTGATGCCGAAACTTGGTTTCTCGCCCATGCAGGCATTCTACTAAGACACAGCGCGGCACTCAAGAGTACGGAAGTACTATTTGACTTTTATAAGTTTTTGTATAGGATGTCTCTCGGGAGGCATCGTGGACAACGAAAAGAGAAAACGCCCGCGCGTAAACCTGAAACGGGCGCCGCATATCACGATCACCGTCTACTTGCCCGAACGGTCCGCCGAACACATTGCCGCACTCGCCGGAACCGAGGGTCGATCACTTTCGCAGATGGCCGCGGTACTACTCGCTGAGGCTCTGCAAAAACGAGGGAAAGCATGAATCCACAAATGGCAATCAACTGCGATGCGCCGGGATGCGTGAACGGATTCATCGATGGATGGGAGCACTGCGAACGTTGCAACGGCACGGGGAAACTCACGATTCCCGAGCCCAGATTCCCGTGGATTCGCCGCCCGAACGTGCGGTTTGCGATCATCGTCGGCGTCGCCATCGTTTCAATGGCGCTCGCGGTGCTGATCAAGTGACCGAGTACCTACGCGTGAGCGAAGTACTCGCGATTGCCGGCGCTGCGGACTATTCTTTCGTGACCGAGGACGGAAAGTGGAAGGGGTCTGAAACGCATCGTGCGACTGAGCTTCTTGATCGCGGTCGACTTCGCACGGCTCCTGAGCACGTTCAGGGGCGCCTACATGCCTACACCAGATTCAAGCAGGAGTGTCATTTCGTGCCCGACCCGGACGGAATCGAGGTCACGGTTTCGCTTCATTCGCTGCGGCTCCGCGGTCGCGCCGATCGTAAAGGCAAATTGCGTGGCAAAGCGGCGCTCGTCGAACTCAAGTCCGGGCCGATTCAGCAAGCGGCTGCGTTGCAACTCTGTCTCTACGGCGAAGGCATTGACCCCGAAACATGGTGGCGACGAATCGCGGTCGAGCTCCGCGACGATGGAACCTATCGTGCAACGGAATTCAAGCGGGAGAGCTATTACACGGACCTGCTTACCGCAAAAGCGTGCGTTCGACTCGCACAGTGGAAAATGCAGAACGGATTGTATCGCAGGGAACAGGATTAAAGGCGGCGCCCCGAAGCGCCGCCCATTTTGAAACGAGGTGAACCGCCGATGGGAGTGTCGCAAGCTAACCATCCCTACGTCAAGTATCTTCCGCGTTTTTTTCGAAAGATACGTGTCTCTGCGAAAAGGATGCTGGCTTTGGACTGGCGGTAAAACCCCGAAGGGCTATGGCCACCTGCGATGCGGCAAAAAGCATATTTATGTGCATCGATTTTCATATCTCGTCTTTGTGGGGAAAATTCCCAACGGTTTCACGATCAATCACGTCTGCCGAGTGCGACGCTGTGCTAATTGGGCTCATCTTGAAGCGGTTACTTGTCGCGAAAATCTACTAAAAGGGAAAACGGCGGCTGCCCGAAATTCCCGGAAGGTCAGGTGTAAGAATGGTCATCCCCTTTCGGGGGCGAATCTATATGTTCGCCGAGGGGGCGGAGAACGAGGTTGTCGCAAGTGTCGGGCACGAGCAAACGCAAAATACAGGAGAAAAAATGGCTAAGAATATCCAAACCGTCGAGATCGTCAAAGTGAATTTCGATCAGAAGTCGCAAGGCGCTCTCCTGAAAGAGAGTGAGTCGCTTGTCCCGCAACTGCAAATCACCATCCGCACGCAAGCGCAACTCGATCACGCCGTCGCGATGACGCGCGTCGGCGATGCTTGGCTCGAAAAATGGTTCGAGCTCACCGACCCGGTGAAAGAGGCGACAAACCAGGCGCACAAAGCGGCCGTGAAAATGCAGAACGACGGCGCTCGCGTGATTTCCGACAAACTCAAGATACTTCGCGCCGGGATTTCGAAGTTTCTCGCCGACGTCGAAGCCGAACGCATCCGAGAGCAGAACGAAGCGGACGCCGAACAACGCCGTCTCAATCAAGAGGAAGCGGACCGCGTCGCGAAACTCGCGAAGAAAAGCGGCGCGGACAAAGAGACGGTCGCGGAGATCAAGGAGCAAGTGCTCGCGACCCCGGCACCGATCGTGCGGCAAGCCTACGTTCCGCCCGCGAATACGAGCACAGTCACGCGGTGGGACATCGATCGCGAGAATTACGATTTGTACGAACTCTGTCTCGCGATCGTGAAGTTTCCGAAAGCGGGCAACCATTTGCTCACGCTCATCGAACCGAACTTCGTGAACCTCAAGAGTCGCGCGACCGAGGGGAAAGAGAACGCGGTAATTCCAGGTTTCAAAGTCAAAAAACTCGTGGGAGTCGCGATTCGATGATCGTCGGGACATTCCAGTTCCAAGGTGAAACCTACGTGATCACACGTGATGGTCGCGTGTGGTGCGTTCGGTACGACGAAATCCGGCGCGAGTTCACGTTCGAGCTCCGCTCGACGGTAGAGTTCTGAAAGTTTGTGTGCTCGTAAGTCGCTGCGCGAGTTTTGCCGCGATCGGCGGGAGCACATAAAACCCGAGTCGGCGGGTAATCCGCGGATACCGATGCACGCTTCCTCGGTTGGGTCCGTCTAGGCGTGAAGGCCGCGGAGAGTTTTCTAGGAGAAAAAAAATGCGAACACCGCTTGAAAGTGGGCTTCTGAAATCCTTCGCGTATGACGCGGAAAAGCAGATTCTAATGCTTCAGTTTCAGCGCGGAGGATGCTATGAGTACTCCGAATTCACCCCGCAGGACATGGCCGCTTTCGAAGTGGCCGAGAGCAAGGGCAAACACTTCCTTCGCGAAATCAAGCCGAAGTTCGCTTGCAAGAAACTTCCGGCCGAGGAGCTACCGGACGATGCGGCGTAAAAACCAGGAGAAAGAACCGGAAGTGATCGACATTCCGGCCGTGACGTCGTCAACCGCGCTTGTACCCGCGACGACAGATGCGATCACGCTCACGCGCGTCGAAATGGATACGCAGATCGCGACGGCGAAACAATTCCCACGAGATCTCGCGCTCTACGAACGCAACGCGATGCACATCGTCGAATCCCACCTCGCGATGTCGCGCGACCCGTCCGAAGGCTTGTTCTACTCGCTTACGCGCGGCGGGAAAGTGATCGAAGGGCCGAACGTGCGGCTCGCGGAAATCATTCAGCATTCTTTCGGGAACTCCCGCGCCGGCGCCCGCGTGGTCGAGGAAGGGGAGAAATTCGTCACGGCCGAAGGCATCTTTCACGATCTCGAAAGCAACACGGCGATTCGCATGTTCGTAAAGCGCCGCATCACCGATCGCGATGGACGCCGTTACAACGAGGACATGATCGGTGTCACCGGCAACGCGGCGGCGGCGATCGCGTATCGCAACTCAGTGCTGAAAGGGATTCCGAAGGCGCTTTGGTGGAACCTGTATTTGCGGACGCGCAAAGTTGCGGGCGGGACAACGAAGCCGGAGATTTCGGAGCGACTGAAAAAGGCGCTCGCCACATGCAAAAAGTACAATATCCCCGAGGCGAATCTCTGTGCCCGGCTCGGCGTCTCGAAAGTTTCGGACATAGGAACCGAGGAACTCGCGACGTTCGTCGGCATTTTGACGGCCGTCGCGCACAAAGAAACTTCGCTCGACCGCGAGTTCAAACTCAAAGTCGAGCGCACGACGAGCGACGTCAAATCGTCGGCACCGAATCCGGACAGTGCAATCTCGGCTAACCAGGTACTCGACGTGAATACGCTCGTCGGCGACTGGCACCTTGGGTCGAACGACGTGAAACTCGCGATGACGGCGTGTGGACACCGCGGCGAACTTACCGCGCTACCGCAGAAGAAAATGCCGCAATTTATGAAGGAACTGGAAAAAAGAAAAAAATAAGCGGAACGACGGCAAAGACCGTTAGTATAACAGGCGCGCACCACGAGGTTTTCGTTTGCTCGGAAGTGACATCACAGGAGGAAGTATGAAAATCTACAGGCAGGGAGACGTTCTGTTCAAACAAGTAAAGTCCATCCCATCGGGCGAGCGCAAGAAGCGCCCGACGGGATTCATCCTCGAAGGTGAGGCAACCGGCCACATCCACCGGGTCGCTGATCTGGCGGCTGCCGAAGTTCTGGAAATAAACGGCGGACTCTTCGTGAGCGTTACCGAGAAAGGCGTCTCGATCGTTCACGAAGAGCACAATCCGATCACGCTTCCTGCCGGTGATTACGAAGTCGTTCGCCAGCGGGAGTATTCGCCGGAGGAAATCAGGAATGTCGCCGACTAAGAAATATTCCCTTACCCCCGAGCATCGCGACCAGCTCAAATCCTGGGCGGAGAAGTGGATTCGCAACGCGATGAACACCGCGCCGATGACAGAAGAAGATCGAAACCTCTGCCGCGGCGCGGTCAAGCGACTGTATCGCGCGGCAAACCTTGAACCGCCGCTTGATCGTCACATCATCTTCGTCCCCTCACCGTTCGTCGTCCGCTTTGCATCCGGCTTCGCGGCCTGGATTTTGTACTGCCGGAAAAATAGATCCGCCACGGACGCCGCCACGCGCGCCGCCACGGACGCCGCCACGGACGCCGCCACGCGCGCCGCCACGGACGCCGCCACGGACGCCGCCACGCGCGCCGCCACGTACGCCGCCACGTACGCCGCCACGCGCGCCGCCACGCGCGCCGCCACGGACGACGCCACTTGGTTCACCCTGAACGGAGACATGGTCCGGTGCGCGATCGATCTAGGCGTAGGAAGTACGGGACTGATGTGCTCGCAGACCTCTTACAACTTTTGGCAGGGTGGTAATCAGTGGTCTGCGTGGGATGCTTACGTCTCGTTCTTCCGGCACGTTGCGAAACTTGATATCAACTATGCCGGATGGGAAGCCTGGGAAACTCTCTCGCTTCACTCCGGCCCGCGCGCAGTCCACAAAGACTTTTGCATGATTAGTGATCGTCCAGAAGTCCTGCTGGCTGACTCGCAGAATCGTCCGCACTGCGAAGATGGTCCGTTCTGCTACTGGCGCGACGGCAGCTCGCTATACTCCTACCACGGCATCAGGGTACCGGTCCGGATTATCGAGCATCCCGAAAAAATAACTGCGAAGGAGGTTCTTGCAGAGCAGAACGCCGAAGTTCGCCGCGTGATGATCGAGCGCGTCGGCATGGAGCGATTCCTTTCCGAAGCCGGCGCAAGGATGATTCACTCGCACGAAATGGGCGACCTGTTTTCGATCGACCTTCCGGGTGACCCCGACGAATTCCTGCGATCGGTTCGCGTAACTGACCCGTCCACAGGCAGGAAATATTTTCTGCGGGTTCCTCCATCGATCACGCGCGCTGATGACGCCGTCGCGTGGACTTTTGCTTTTGATACGGCCAAGGAGTACCGGCCGATCGCGGAGTCCTGAGAGGATGAGCCGCCCCGACTGGAAAAACGGAAAGCCTAAGCGCGACCGCCGCGTCGGGATTATCCTCAAACCGACGATGCGGCTTCGCGCGCTCACTGACGCCGAGCGGCAGCAAATCCGAATGATATTGAAACACTGATCTCCCGCGAGAGAAAACGCGGCGAGTGCGTCGGAGAGCATGAGAGGGACGGCGCAGCGCGGGGCGAGCCTGTGGCGGGCGACGCCCCGCACATTTCTTCGGGGGGAACCGTGACAAAGCAGGAAATCGACGTGATGATTCACGCCGCGTTCAACGAAGCCGACAAATATCCGACCCGACGCGAACAACTGTTCGCTTTCACCGGCATCGACGACCCGGAAAACGAGCACATGGGCCTGGTCGCGATGTCGATCGCAAAACTGGAAGGCGCGAATCCTCTGTTCGCCGGCGTCGTCGCTTCCATCCTCTCGGCGATTTTATTCGGTTCGATTCTCGGGGCCATGCACGAGAGACGGAAATCCCAATGAAGATCCTGTGCAGGCGCGGACATCGCAAAGTCGGAGCTAACCTCTATGTGATTCCATCATCAGGGAAGCGGGTGTGTCGGACCTGCAAAAAGGCTATGCGCCCTGTCGCACGTTTTCTACCCGGGAAATGGCCACGGCCAAATATATTCGCGCGTTTACTCGCGAAGAGAAAGATCAACCCTGAAACCAGATGTTGGGAATGGACAGGTGGTCGAACGGAAAAAGGCTATGGCACGATTTGGTGGAAGGGAAGGAGTACCGGAACGCACCGTGTCGCTGCTAAGTTGTGGGGAATCCTGAAAAACCTGAAGCGACAGGTCAACCATCAGTGCGACAATCCGCCGTGTTTCAACCCAGCACATTTGAAGCAAGGAACTCCGCTACAAAACATGCGCGACTGCATGAAGCGTGGGCGCATCGCGCGCGGTGAACGGCACGGAAAATTCAAAAACAGGAGAACGAACAAATGATCAAAGGACAGCGCGGCAACTTCCGTGAGCGACTCGTCGCGGAAGCAAATAAACAGGGTTTGACGATGGAACAGCAAGAGGCACAACTCGACGACGGGCTCAAGGCGGACAATCCCGAAGCGTCGCGGCCGCTCGCTGTGCGCGACGGCCAGATGCTCGCAACCTATGTCGCGCCGCATTATCGCCTCGGGAAAAACGACGAGCACATCGTCGAAATGGAATTCTCGTTCCCGCTCACCAAAGAGCACAAAGGCATGTTGCCCCGTGGTGTCGGCGAAGCTTGGAAAATGTCGAGCGACCGCTATCCATCGATTGACGTCAACGAAGTGCCGGCGCAAACCGTGACTGTGCGTCTCGCTCCGGACATGAAAAAGAAGGGCGAGGCGGATGAATACGAAATCCATCTTGTCGGCGCCGACATCGTGCGCGCGAAGGTCAAACGCGTCGAAGTTACCGGCAAAGGCAAGGTACAGAAGGTGACACGTTTTTCGTTCCGCGTTGCCGTGGATGCGGACGACGTCGGCGCGGACGTCCGGAAATTCGCCGATCTCCGTTTCGGCCGCGAGATCTGGATTGAACTCGACCAGACGCAAGCCTCACTACTCAATGAGTAGACCGGAAATCCTTTGGTGCCCAAATCAACGCCGCGGGGGAGCTCGACGAAAAGATGGCTGGCGCTTTCCACGGAACGTCGAGAAATACTTGCGGACTGCGACGGAAGGAAAGTCGGTACTGCATCTATTTGGCGGGATGTCCCGGTGGGGCACGACGCTCGACATTGACCCGCGAATAAAACCGGACGTGATCGGCGATGCTTGGCTTCCGCCGTTCGCGTCCGGAAGTTTCGACGTTGTGATTCTCGACCCGCCCTATGTGCATATAAACGCACAGATGAAAAACGCGCTGCTCCGCCAGGCGGCATACACGGCACGCGAACACGTCGTTTGGTTCTCGAATATCTGGATTGCCGGCTCGTACGGATTGAAACTCGATCAGTCGTTCCTCGTGCGCGTTGGCGATCACTGTTTGGTCCGGGCACTGCAATTTTTTCGTGTGACGAAGCGACTCGAACCGGCCAAACGTTTCGAGCGTGGGCCGGCGATCAAGTACAACCGCTGGCTGATTCAAAAAGAAGGACTGCCATTCGGATGACTAGCGAAACCGAGTTTTACGACCTGGTCGGCCGATCGCCTTTCACAGCGTTGTGCCATGTTCACGATCATCTGTGGCACGATACCGCGTTCGATATCGAGCTCCGTGAAGGCGTGTGCGGCGCACTCCGCACGATTATGATGGTCATCGCAGTAGACGCTTCGATCGCGCGGATGCGTGAACGAAAAGCGAAAACGAAGTGATTTCCACACCACTAGGAATTGTGGTGGTGTTATCGCTTGCGCGCACTTAGTCGGCGAAGTAAATTCCACGCTGCGCTAAATGGTCGGGCGGTCCACGGGAACGAACATCTCGCCGGTGGACGCCCGTTACCGCCCGACTTAGGCGCTTGAAAGGTTTCACCGGCGAACATCAGCCCTTAGAGCATGGGACAAAGACCGCCAGCATTCCAGTTCTACCCGCGCAACTGGTTAACAAGTTCGACCGTAGCAAGAATGTCACGAGGCGACCAGGCGGACTATTTGCACCTACTTTGCCATGCGTGGCTGTCCGAAGAACCGGGTACTTTGCCTAGTCCGATCGAGACGGCCGCGCGTGTCGTGGGATGGAAACCGTCCGAATTGCGCTCGTTTTTCGCCCGATTTCCGACCTGTTTTGAGCGCAAAACGCGCCGAGGATTGGACGCGTTTTGGAATGAATTTCTCAGTGCCCAGTGGGACAAGTACCGTGATATCAGCGAGAAGCGAAGTCGGGCGGCAAGCAAAAGCACAGCAATTGCCTCACACGCGGGAGGGTCTGCATTTGCAGTTGCATCTGCATTTGCAGTTAAAGACATAAAACCGGGGTTAGGTTTTGTTCCAGCGACCAGCACTCATAACCGCAAAATCGCGGAAGCATCCCGAGAATCACAGGTTGGAACCGGACCGAGCGACGTCCAAAATCTCGGCGGTTTCAAACTCACGCCGTGCCCCAATTGCGGAGTTCGCTTCACTACGAGCGCGCTCAAAAATCACGCTTCGAAATGCGGGGGAAGTAATGAAAAAAGCTGATTTGACGCAGCGCGGGGAGTTCGACGAGATCTTCAAAAATTTAGTGCGCCGTGTTTCGCTCGGGCCGAAGCTGACGATCGAGCCGAGCGACGAGGAGAAACGGAAGCGATGGGAAAAACAAAAAAGCGTAGTGAGGAAAAGACTCGAATCGCAATCCCGCGAGAAGTAGCGGCGCCGGCGCGGTTCAGGCAGCATGATTCGATCAGCACTGCATATACCTGCCTCGCGTGCAGCGGCCAATTCATGTCCCTCAACAGCAAAACCGAAACGACGGGACCGCCGCAGTTTTGTCCGATGTGTGGTCGCCAACGTGCAACCGAAAACCAGGAGAATAGCGCCGATGGATGAAAGCCCCGAAAAACAATTCGTAGATTTGCTCGACGCGATCGCAAGCGAGCCACCAAGCGTCGCGCGTGATCAGAAAATTGCGGTGCTGTACGATCTCGCCGACGAAGTGCACTTCACCCGCGAAGAGTGGGAAATGCTTTGCCTTAAACTCGAAAAAGTTACGACGGTGCCGCTGCAATGAGAGAAATTATCGGCATCGCTCCATTGCCGCACGACTACTGGCACTTCGAAATTCCCGGCGAGCCGGCTCCGTGGAAACGAAAAGGCGGCTACGGCAACCGCTCCTACAATCCATCGGCCGACGCGCAGAAGGATATTGCGTGGAGCGTGCGTGCTGCGTGCCCTACGCTTCACTTCGATGAGCGGCACGAGCATTTGAAATGGGGCGTGCGCCTCGCGTTTTTCTCGCCGACGCTTTCGCGAAGTGACGGAGACAACTTGCAAAAAAATTTCTTTGATGCGTTGAACAAAAAAGGCATCGCGTGGTGGGATGATTGCCAGATTCGTGAAGCATTCTGGATTGTCGTGCCCGACCCGAATCCGCGCACCGAGGGCGTGATCTACCAGGTGAGCGATGATTACCTTGCTTCATGGAGCAAATTACGATGACTGAAAAGCCGACGTTCATGCGGTGGGTTTACGATGAGAACATGCGGCGCGTGTTCAAGCCCGTTCCGCATTGCGATTGCCGCGAACCCATGAAGAAAACGAAAGCGGCTGCATCGACGTGCGCGAACTGCGGCGGCGCCGTGCTCACGGCGAAGGAAGTCGCGTACTTGAAATCGATCGGCTTCACGTCGCGCAAAGTTCGAAAGGCGGCTGCAAAGTGAAGGAGTTCAGCAAAGCGGCGGACGGTCACGTGCATTTGTACGAGTGCGTCCCATTCTCCGTGGTGTTGATGGCGACGGAAGAAAACGTCGTTCAGACCGCGTGCGAGGGATGTGCCGCGTCGCTCACTTCGTTTCGTTTCACGGTCGAACGATGCAAGCAACCGGGCCATCACATCGTCTGCTCTGATTGCCTCGCTGAGATTCGCGGGCTTCATGGCGAAAAAGATTTCAAGCGGGGCGGCTACATCCGAAATAACAAGCTCGAGCGCATCCAGTGATTTTTCTTCTCGTGCTCTTTCAGGCACTCACACCGAATCCGCCGCGGCTTGCGGTAACCGCGATCGATGGAGTCGCGCAAGGTTGCGTGATGCGGACCGGCGAAACGTGCGCGCAGACCTGGTCCGGCGACTGGGTGCAAGTCGTTCCCGCAAACTGACGTTGACGCCTTGCACGATTCATCGTACCTTGTGCGGCGAGGAGTCTCGCCGATGCCAGCCTACGTCTCATCGCCTTTCGGACAACGCACCGCAATCGTCGCCGGCGTTCCGGCGTATTCCTTCGGCGGGTACAACGATCGCACGCCGCCATCGCGCTTCGAAGTTCTCGATGTCGCGATCACCTCAAACGTCGCCACTCTCACCGTGCAACTCCTCGAAGGACTCATCCCCGTCGTTGGCGCTTTGATTTCAGTCGAAGGCACGCAAACTCCCACCTCGGGCGGAGCGCCGAATTTCAATGTAACGAACGTCGCGCTCACCGCCGTTTCCATCAACAAGACGACCGGCGCCGGCACCGTCTCGTTCGCGCTGACGAGCTCGAACATTTCGACGACTGCGGATTCGGGTGAGGCGCTTGTGCCGCAGCCGGAAACGACGGATGTGTGCGCGAACGGTTCCGGCTTGCAGTTCGCGATGTTTTCGGTCGAAGGCTTGCCGAACAACTCGCGCGATGTTTCGTGGGTGATCGCAACGCCGAGTGCGCCTTCGGGTTTCACGGCCAATTTGCAGGTTGCGGACGTCGACCAGGACAGCGAATACACCACGATCGACACGACGACTGCGGTCGGGTTTCGCATCGTGACGGGCGTCCGCGCGAATTTCATCCGGATAAATCTTTCGGGAGTTTCAGGCGGTAGCAGTCCAACGATCATCGGAAAAATCCTCAGCTAAGAAATGGCGAACAACCAACTCGTCGCGTCGGACAATTTCGCTTCCGGTTCTCTTGCGTCTGGATGGTCGGCGTTTCCGTCGTATTCGCTTCCCGTGGTCGTAACCGGCACGCCCAACGTCATCGAAGTCACTGGCGCGAATCAAATAGACGGAGCTTTGTGGACCGGGTTGACGTGGAGCGCCGAACAAACATCCGAGTTCGTCGTTCAGGCGCTTACCGCTGAGGGAAATACGAATGCGTACCTGGTTACGCGCTGGCGAGCGTCGTCTGGAAACGGTACAGGATATTACGCGGTCCTGCTTTATAACGGCGCAGTCCGGCAGGCCGCCATTTATCGCCAGGACGCTGGCTCCGGAACGAATATCGCGGCTGCCGTGACGATCACATTCAACCCGGGCGATGTGTGGACGTTCCAATCATCCGGTGCGTGTCATTCACTTTACCAAAATGGAAATAGAGTTCTTTTTGCAGGGGACGCAACCTACGCGTCGGGAGGAAGTCCCGGCCTTCTGTTGCAAGCCGTCTCTGCATCGCACCTCCAAATATCCGCATGGCGCGGCTACAACACGATTCAGCAGGACGGCATTTGGCAAAAACAGGGAGTCGTTTTCGCTCCCTTGGCAGCCGACCTCAGTTCGAGCGGCGTCGGCGTTTTTGAGGGTTGCTGCATTTACGACACCAATCCGCAACTCCTGACGCAGTACACAAGAGTGTACAAATTGTGGTTTTCAGCGGGGCCGATCTCATCCGCATCGGTGTACTACGCCGAATCGCCTGATCTGAAAAATTGGACAAGGAAATCGGGCGCGGTTATCGCCAGCGTCTCGACTCCGGGCGTGATCAAGAACGGAAGCACTTACTATCTGTATTGCCAAGCGTCTGCTTCTGGGGGCAGCGGGGCCACCGAACTGTACACGGCGACTGACGGCGTAACATTCACGCAAGTCAGTTCGGATATTTTCGCGACTGGCGGCTATCCCTTGAAACCGATCGCGATCGTGAAGGGCACGTGGTACGCCCTTTATGGAAAACTCGGCTCCGGAGCTTTTGCGGAAGTTTACTTGGCAACATCTCCGGACGGTTCCACGTGGACGGCCTACTCAGGAAATCCCGTGATCTCGGCGAATTCAACGTATCCGTATCCGTGCGTTGCAGAGGTGAACGGAGTCTTTTACGTCTGGATGCAGGCAGGTCCGAGTGCTTCGCAAGGTGCAGGTTCGGCACCAAACTTCGATCCGAACGAATGCACGCGCTATTCTTCGACCGACTTCGAGCACTGGGCAGGACCAGTACACTCCCTGCACCACAGCCAACTGCACGAATCCGTCAACACTCCCGTAAATAACACCGAGGCTGTGGGTGGTACGGCTCCCGTCGCAGTGTTTGATATTGGCGGAAAGTGCCACATGCTTTATGAATTATCGCAGGGCGATGCGATCGGGCCTCAGGTCGCGCAGTATGCGTTAGCGATCGGCCCCGCACCCACGGCCAGCATCGTCGGATTTAACGAAGATGCGGTACAGCAAACCGAATCGGATGGTTTCACGAGCGGTGCCGGCAACTTGGACGGCAATTGGACGACACCCACCGGAGGCACGGCGCTGCAAATCGTGTCCGGGCCATATGTCGAGCCAAGCACGACCAGTACGCTTTGCCAGGCAGTTTTCACCGGAGGAACTTTCGCGCAAAATCAGTACGCCGAGATTACGATCGAGACGCTATCGGGCACGCTGAATGCCAGCTACGTTCAGCCGCTCGTGCTCGCGAGTTCAACTGCGCTCACGGATTACGAGGGATATATTTCCGCGCCGACCGCGACCGAAGATGCTGCGGCAAAAATTTTCAAGCGGGTGAACGGCACGCCTACGCAGATCGGTCCGACGATGCCGTGCACTCCAAACGTCGGCGATGTATGGCGATTGAGCGTGATTTTCGGCAGCGATGGTTTCCCGGTGCTGTCGCTGTTTCAAAATGGTTCGCTCATAATCCAGGTGCAGGATTCCAGCGCGAGCCCGATCACTTCGGGGAATCCGGGCATGGCGGCCTATTCCTCGATCGCGATCGGCGACGCGCAAATCAGCCTGTTCGCGGCTGGCAACGCCAACGTCACGCCGAATTATCCGCCGATCAAAACGGGGCGCGGCACGCGCAGCAAGTGAGACGGCGGGTCAAAGAGCGGCACCGGATTCCTGATGCGAATCGGCCGCACGCGTTCAGGCAGCATGAGGACTTTTACCGCTCGATCGGCGAGCGAATTCTAACAACCAGGAGAACAGACATGAATCAACCCGCACAACCGGGAACGATGATCATCGGCGTCGATCAGATGCTCACCGAAATCGGGAAGCTGCACATGCAAGTCCAGCAGGCGAACGGGCGAGTCGGTGAGGCGCATCAGCAAATCAACACGCTTTCGAACCGCGTGAAGGAACTCCAAAAGCAACTGGATTCCGCGGTGCAAAACGCGGCCGACGCGAACACTTTCATCACAAGCCACGATCTCGCCGACGAGTCGAAAGAGACGCGAGACGACGTCGCTGCGGCGCGCAAACACAACCCCGAAGCGATGGCCGCGCAACCGCAACTCGTCGTCGTGAAGCCCGAGGACATCGAGCGCGCGGCGGACGAGCTCGCGAATAATCCTGAACTCAACGCCGATGAGCGCGCCCGGCTCAAGGCGCTGATCGACAAACACACCGTGCAAAACCAGCGTCCGTCGTAAACTCGTTGCATGTCGGACGTTCCCAAAAAGAAACGCAAGCTCAAACCGAACCAACGCCGCTTCGTGAAAGAAGTTCTCAAGGGCAAATCGCTCACGGATGCGGCGAAGGCTTCGGGTTCGAAGGCGAAGCGCGCCGGACAAGCCGGTCACCGCTTGATGCGGCAGATTGGTGAGTCCGGCGCCGGCGCCGATCTCCTCGATCGCATGGGACTCACCGACGAGATTCTCGTCAACGAGTATCTCAAGCCGCTCCTCAAAGCCTACGAGACGAAGTTTTTCGCGCACGAAGGCGTCGTCGTTTCGCAGTTCGATGTCATCGATCTCGGCACGCGCGTTCGTGCGCTCGATATGGCTTTCCAGATCAAAGGCTTGTACAAAGCGGAGCAACAGAACACGGCCGGAACAATCAAGTGCATCGTGATTGACGGCCGGCATCGTCCGCCGCCGCGGCCGGCGATTGATGTCACTCCCACGCTGCGGCCGCCCGAAGAGGAAGAAACCGCGTGACGCTCGCAATCGACGATTTCGGGACCGTCAATGTTTCGGATTTCTACGAACCGATTCCCAAGCAGGATTTACTGCACACGAGCGCCGCGAAAAACCTGCTCGCGATTGGCGGCGGCGGTTCCGGAAAATCTTTCTTTCTCCTCGGCGAAGCGATTTACACGTGCTTCCAGTATCCCGGCGCGACGTGCCTTTTGCTGCGGCGCGATTTTCCGGAGCTCGAAAAAGGCTTGATTTTCGATTTCAAAAACACTGTCCCGAAAGAGCTCTACCGCTACAACGATTCGAAGCACATCGCCATGTTCCCGAACGGCAGCACGCTTTTCTTCGGACATTTGCAGAACGGCAGCGAACGCACGCTCTCTCAATATCTCTCGGCCGCGTTCGTTTTTATCGGCGTCGATGAGCTCGGCCAGTTCAGCTACGAAGCCTGGTCGTTCCTCTCGTGGCGCAACCGCGTGAACAAGGGGTGCCAAGCGGATATGTTCGGGAACATGCCGATTCCGCGCATGGGCGGGGCGACCAATCCTCTCGGGCCGGGCTACGGCTGGATTAAAACGCAGTGGGTCGAACACAAACCGGTTTCGCAACTCGGCAAAACGACCAAGGGCAAAGACGGAAAGTTTTATCAGGACATGCACGGCGAAATGAAAGTCGTGTTCGACCCGGACGACTACGTTTTCGTGCACTCAACCGTTCTCGACAATCCGCACCAACTCAAAAGCGACCCTGATTACATCCGCAAACTCGAACGGCTTCCGCCCGCGATGCGGCAAAAAGCTCTGTACGGAGATCTCAACGCCGTCGCCGGGCAATACTTTTCGAATTTCTCCTACGAACAGCACGTGCTATCGCTGCCGCGCGATCGCGAGCGAATCAAATGGCAATCGTGGCAGCCGGTCTGGATTGGCATCGACTGGGGACTCGCGCACCACACCGCGGTTTATTGGTTCACTCGCGCGTCGGTGCAGGGAATCGGCGGCGTCTGGAAAAATTGCGTGGTGTGCTACCGCGAACTCGTCGTCAACGAAAAAGATTCGGACGAGATCGTCGACTTGGTGCACGAGGAAATGAGCGTCGCCGACGAAGCGAATCAGGGCGATGTGCTCGTGATGCAGGAGATTTCACGTTGTAAATTTATCTTCCTCTCACCCGAACGGTTCGCCCGAGGCCACGACAAAGATCGCGGCAAGACGATCGGCGTGCAAATGGGCGAACGCTTCCACGAGAAAGGCTTGCCATGGTGCACGCCGGCGAACAACCGCCGCGTGGACGGCGCCGTGTTCATGTACAACTTGCTCGCGTCCGGCGAATTCGTTTTGATCGAGGAAGCCTGCCCGCACCTCAAGCGGACGTTCGAAACGGTTGTGCGCGACGAGGACAATCTCGAAGATGTTTTGAAAGCCGAGACGATTGAAGATGACTGCTACGACGGTTGCCGCTACGGGCTGCTTTCGATGCTCGATGAGAAGCACAAACCCGAGCAAATGCAGGAGCAGGAAAAAATCGCTTCCATTGCCGACCCGGTTGCGAGGATGATGTACGCCTACCAGGTGAAACTGAAACACGACAAGCGGGAGAAAAATCGTAAGATGAAAGTCGTGCCCCACTGGATGAAACGCCGATGACGAACGAGGAAATTAGCGCGTTGATCGAGCAGCACGTAGAAAACGGCGGCACGCTTGATTGTGTTGTGTCGCGTTGGTGGTTACATCGTGCCTTGATAAAAATATTCGGCAGGTGGATGAAGAAATCGAACGTAGCCGTTTGCAATGCCGCAGCGTTCAGACACCTGGTCGGTCACGAAGTACAATTTTTCTCGGTACATAGTGACAAGCCGATTGCGCGGGCGATCATTACGGGAGTCCGCGAGGAAAAACGCAAACTGGAATTCGCCGAGCCTCTGCCGCACGGCGTCAAGCGCGGCGATCTGATCGTCGGAGCTAATCTCCAATGAACGCTGTCGGCTTCGCGCAACGCATTCGCGAATTTCTTAACACTTTGTTCGGTTCGAAACTCGTGGTACAACTGCGCGCAGATTTGGAAGAGGCGAAGCGCGAGCGGGACTATTTCCGCGGACGCCTCGAACTTGCTGAATTGCGAGCCGCACCGCAACGCACTCCGGTCAAAACTGCCGGCCGTCCGGCTGATTGGCGCACCGATAAACCGCTCGGCGCCGTCGAAGTGAAAGGCACTCGTAAATCATGGGCGCAGATTCAAGCGGAAAACACCGAACGCATCCGCACCGAGATCGCAGCATCCGCAAAAAAGTCTGACGACAAACCAGCGAATAACTAGGAGCTCACATGGCCGAAGAACATCGCAAGTTTGGCAATCGCGAAATGCAGAAGCGGTATGACGAGTCGCGACCGAAAGCCGAGAAGGAAGGCAAAGGCTCGAAGGATGGCGAGGAGCACGAAGAAAAGCCGATCGAAGACGTCGTCTCCGAACACGGCCCGGCTGATCACGTCGAGATTCACTCGCACCACGGCGACGGCCACGTGCACAAGAGTTCGCATCACTCGGCAATGGAAGCGCACGATCACGTGAGCAAAGCGTTCGACGAGGAAGGAGGCGGAATGGGCGAAGGCGAGCATCACGAGCCGGATGGCGACGAGGGAGAAATGAGCGAGGGCATGGGCGGCGGCGCGATGCCCACGATGCGGTAAGCGGAAGCACAAATTCATTTGGAGGTGTGGACGTGGCGAAAAAGCCGTGGCAGAAGGAACACCGCGCCGAGGAGCAAGCGGTCGAAACAAAACAGCCGACGCCGACGCTCGCCGGGCAGTCAACGTTTGTCGCGACGATCGCCGTCTCGCCGAGCATTCAGCGCAGCCGGAATCTCACGGCGGACGCACTACAGGTCGCGCTTGATGCGGCGTTGCAAAAGCTCGTCGCGTATGAGCCGACGATTACGGTGAGTGTGATCGAAGCAAAAAGCTAACGCACGATGGCCGAAAAGCCGGAGTCGAGAAAATTCACACACGCCGAAGTGAAGTACGAGCATCCGTCGCGGCATCACGGCGAACGATGCTCGCTTTGTGTGCATTTCATTCCGCCGCATCGATGCGAAGGCGTAAAATCGCCGATATTTCAACCAGATTGGTGCATCAGGTTTACGACGAAGTAAAACCAGGAGAAAACAAAATGGACAGAGCGTTTGAAGTGCACAAGCTGAACTCGAAGGGCATGGCAAAAGCGGAGCGACTCGCGCACGTGTTCGACACGAACCTTTCGCTGATGCGGGAGATCTGCGGGGTTCCCGATCACGGGCTTGAGAGCATTCTTTTTTCGCGAGCGGTCGAGCATCTTGAGCTCGCCAGTTTTTATGCGAAGAAAGAGATCGCGCAGCATCCCGAGAATCAGATTTTGAACGATGTGACTCTCCCCAGTGCGACCGGATTCGAGACAATGACGGAAACCAGAGGCGCGCAGGAAGGGACGTTGGCTACCCCGCCATACCTTGCGCTTACGAATTTTTCGACGAGCGAACTCGAAGTCGAGCTCAAACGGAGATCGCTGCGGAAAAAATAGATGCCGTGGACGCGGAAACAGTTCGCGTATCTGATGTCGAGCGGTTCGCCGCTCACGCCGACGCAGAAGGCGAAGGATAAAGCCGAAGCGCACGCCGACCCTTCGCTTATCCACAAAACGAAATCGGCGCTCAAGATGGCACGGGAGAGAGTTCATGGCCGAAGATAACAAAATCGTTCGCAGCGCGTCGGCAGCCAGGTCGCTGCGCGTGATTCTTTCGCAGGACAGCGAACTCTCGATCGTGAACGGCTTTGACGGGCAAATTTTGGTGCTGTTCGTCAGTCAAGACGCGCGGGGCGGGCATCAGCTAGATTTCGTGAATGCGGATGCTCACGAGCCGCGAGTCGAGGCGCACAAGACGACCACTTACGTTCTCGTGTTCGATCAGGAAAATAATTCCTGGGTCGAACCTTCGAGGTAGTCGAATCCAGTTCCGCAAAAGCGGAGGGGGAAACACATGGCGGCACAAACGTACAATGTGAACGGCGTCGCCGTACTCAGGATTCTACTGAGCACGGCAACGATTCAGTTGTTTTTGACGAACGCGCAGGACGGCCAGCAACTCATTTTGATTTTGCAGCAAGACGGTACGGGCGGCCGCCTGGTCACCTCGGGGAATATTCCGGGCATCGGCTCGCTTGATTCGGCCGCGAACTCGGACACGATTTATACGCTCGTGTACGACGCCTCAATCAACAGTTGGAACGTTCAGAACGTCAGCTTCGGGAATGCGAGTCTTTCCGCGCCGCAAGTTGTCGGAGTTTTAAACAGCGCGGCGGTCGGCTTCGCGGATTACACGACTGCGGGCGTTTTGATTTCGACGTTGCTTCCAGCGGGAGCTCCGGCCGGAACCTACCGGCTTTCGCTCTACGGCGTGATCACAACCACTCTGACGGGCAATTCTGTCGCGGCTCCGGGACTCACGCTCGGGTACACGGACGACGATCAGGCCGTGACGAAAGAGACGGTATTCTCTGGCGGGACGGCGGCCGGCAACGTGGCGGAATTGGTGTATGTGTTCCGTTCGACTGGCGCGGCTGCGGTCACCCTGACCGGAGTTTGCACGACCGGCAACCCCACTGCGGGCGTGACGGCCGTTTCCGCCGTTTTGGAGCGCGTCGCCTAAACGGTATACCAAACGAGAGAGGGGCGGTGTTGCCGCGGCGATGCCGCCCCGCATTTTTGGAGGCCAACGTAAATGGCTCACTGGATGCAGGGCGTAGCGGAGAAATCGAAAGCCGAGGGCAAAAAGGGCGTGTTCAAGCGAGCCGCCGAGCGCGCCGGAAAATCCACGCACGAATTCGCCGAGGAACACAAGCACTCCAAAGGGAAAATTGGGAGACGCGCCCGACTCGCTCTCGCCTATATGGGCAGCCAGCACTAGCCCCGAGGTCAAAGCGTGGCCGACGAGTCAGCCCAAAAACAGAGTTCGAAAGACATTCCGAAACTTCCGCCCGGCGTTTTATGCTGCGCCGAGTGGACGAAAGAGGGAGTCGTCGAACTCACCGAGCCGCAACAAAATGCGGTGATGGAACTGCTTCGCAAGCTGAACTCGCGCGACAGCCCGGCGCGGCGCGAACAGATCATCCGCATTTGGGAAAAGCGGCTTTTCGATCGCGGCTTTCAGCACATCCTTCCAACGCGCAATGGCGGCTGGTCGCTTCCGGCCGCGGGCAGCGGCTACGGCTACGGCGAGGAAGGCTCAAAATCTTCGTACGAAACGAATATCTACAATTCCTACTCGCAAATCATCATCGCAGCACTTACCCGCGAAGTTCCCAACATCCGTTTCAAATCCTCGAAGCCCGATGACGACGCCGGCATCACCGCCGCGCAAAACGCCGAGGCGCTCAAGACGACAATCATCCGCCAGAACAAAATGCTCGCGCTCCTCGAAGATTGCGGCCGCTTTTTGTGGACGGATGGACTCGCGGTTTTTCACACGTACTACGCGAAAGACGCGCAGCGGTTCGGATACGCGAACGAGGAACCTGAGGAAGTGGTTCCCGAGGACGAAGAGGAAGTAAACGCGGCCGATGAGGAGAGCGAGGGAGCAACTGACGAGGACTCTGAGGGAATTCAGGCGCAACCTCAGTCGGTTACTTACGAGCCGGGCTTCGAGCCGATCAAGCGCGAAGGCGAGGATGAAGGCGAACAGGAGACGTCACCCGACGAGCTCGAACCGAACGGACAAATTATCATCGAGTGCGAAGGCGCGATCGAATGGAAGTTGCCGATCAAATCGAATTCGCTCCACGAATGCGGATACGCGATCAAATCGAAAGAAATCGACATCCACCTCGCGAAAGCGAAGTTCCCCGAAGTCGCCGAAAAAATAACGCAGCGCAAGGGCGGACCGGGCGGCGATGATCTCGATCGGCTCGCGCGCGTGAACATCATGCAAGGCATGATGGACAGCTACAACACGCAAGACACCGAAGCCAACGAAACGACGTGGCAGCGCGCCTGGTTGCGGCCGTGGCAACTTCTTGAAATCGGCGATCAGTACCGCGATTTCTTCGTGAAGGAATTCGCGCAGACAGGTTTGTACGTCCAGACGTGCGGAGACGTGTTCTGCGAAGCGCGAAAGGAATCGATGGATTCCTGCCTCTCACTTGTGTTCGCGATGCCGGGCGACGGAATGCACCGGCCGGGAACAGGCGACTGGCTGATGCCGGTCCAAAAAGTTCTGAATAACTGGCTCGAACTCGCGAACGATTATTTCGTGCGCGGCGTGCCGGCGAAGTGGATGGACAACGAAATGTTCGACGTCGACGCCATGCTCGATCAGTACAACGAGGTCGGCGCCGTCCATCCGTTCGATCGCGAACCGGGCACGCAAATGAACGAAGTGATTTTCGAGGAGACGCCGCCCGCGTTCCCCGAGCAACTCGTCGCATTCATTCAGGATTTCAAGGGAGATCTCGCGCAATTGCTT